AATGGAAAGTATAAAAATTGGTAATGTATCTACTTTTAATCCTCTTATAACTAATAATTTATCTGAAGGGGGATCAACAGAAGATAGTGATATTGCCTCTAAAATAGTAATAGAAAAAACCGAAAAAGTTAGAAAACAAACTAATAACACAGGAAATAATTATACGGCGACAGTATCTGGGGATGATGAAACTATTACAAGTGTAGTAGTTGATGCCCAACAATTTAATGAAGCTTTTGAAAAAGGTGTTTTTCCCCAATATAATGGTCTAGAAGGTTTAACTAAGTCTTTAAAAAACTATGCAACTTTTAATTCTTTTACTTTAAATACAAATAATTTAGCCCAATCAGATATATTTAGTGATAATCTTAATGAAATATACCCTGAATATGATGAGAATTATAATTTACATTATGTTTCTACCTGGGAGGGAATGTTTAGTAGTGAAGAATCAAATGAGGAAAAAAGAGAAAATTTAGAAAAAATAAGTAAACTTAATGAAAATCTAGGATTAGATTCGGGAGCAGATTTTACTACAAGACAAAATCGTTTACGTGATTTACTAAGGTTCCAAGCAGAAACAATACAAGCAGTATTATTAAAAAAACTGAATTTATCTTCAGCAGAAGAACTAAGAAACTACATAATCCCTAGAGGGGGGACAATTACAGGAGATGAAAAACTACCCTCTGGAGCTACATACAAAAAAGAATCAATAGGTCTATTTAGAAACGATCAACCCTACATTAGGTGGGATGCTTTAACAATTTTAATTAATGATGCCCTTATCCCAAAAAATGAAACTTTAAAAAACCCTATTAACATAATTGCTGATAGAATATATGAT